TTAAAATATTCAGGATTGCAGGAATCAATTCCTTTAATTTGACATGCTCCCAGTCATCCGCCTCCATATCAGGGAAACATTTTCCTAATACTTCAACAAGCTGTTCCCATGCGCCGTACACAATATTTAAAAGTTCCCCGGTATCATTTACATTATCTACATTCAAGAGCTTCATAAGAGAACGGATTGTTCCGAACTCTAAGTCAATCGTATGTGCCTCGCAAGTCTTGATGATTGTATCATTTTCATCATATACATTGATTTCTAATCTCATATAAGACTACCTCCTTTGCAAATTTCAGCCTCTCGCCTGTTTCATAGTCAGCAAAACAGGCGAGAGTGTCTTTGATTCCAATTAATTAATAGTAATTAATCTAATTAATCTTTATTAATAGTATCTATTACCCTGTTTTTCATTAATTATGCTCTAGCCGTAACGCTATCAGGTGTCTGGACTTTCTTAAAGAATTCTGCAGTATCAACCTTGTCAAGGCTCGTATCTACGTTGACTGCCTTTGCTGACTTACCTGTCTTAGTGAACTTATGTGTTGTAGAGATACCTGTATAAGTGATTTCCTGACCGTTTGCGTCTGTTCCGTCATCTTCTGTTGCATGATCGGAATCCGGAATATTGAATGTGCCTTTCAGTCTCCAGACAAGGATTTCTGTTCCGTCAGTTGTCTTTGTACGATAGCCAAATGCAAAATACTTTGTTGTCCTTTCCTGTTCTACCATCATGCCTGTTGCTTCGTCATAATACTGGCCTGTGATTTCCGCTAACACATCAAGAGGAATAGCAGAAGAGTTAATTGTGATTTCGTCAGAACCAGTAGAGCCAACGACAACTGCCGGAATATTATCGTAGTAATGTGCTTCATTACTGGAATCTGTTGACTTTGCGATTTCAGAAACGCCGGCTAAGGATTTAACAGTTCCTGTTTCAAAAGTAGTATCATCATCGGTTACGATAGGTGCATATACAGCGCCCTCAACGCCTCTGTACTCAAAAATTTTCATAGGTTATACCTCCTGAATTTGTAAATAATATGCTCTTAACCCACGGCCGGTGTGTGTGATCTCATCACTTGCCACATCATATCCCTGACCGGGGATAATCCACTTATTTTCTTTCAATTTTGTTCTCGCTTGTGCCAGTACGGAATAGGTTTTCTCAGGGTCTGTACTGTAAAAATTCACATCGAAATCCCATTCCGTTCCGTACTCGCTATTATCATAGTGAGAATGATCGGGCGCATCGTTATTCCAAAACGTAAAAAAATGTTCGGGATATTTTTCATCAGGTGTCAAACTTCCCTGACGCAAGACCGGATATCCAAATTCGCTTAAAATATCAATCAAATTATCTTCCATCTCATCACCTTCCCATTCTTGCTATGATTTCTTTCTGAAAAACTTCAATCATTTCCTGTTGAACGTCTTTCATGTATTTTTTACTCTTATAAATCTTATTTAATGCTTTGTCCGGAGCCATGCGGGGTGTACCGGTAATGAGGAAACCGCCTGCACCGGGTTTATCAAAATCGAAACCCACTCCGATTTCTGCAATAGAGCCGGTCCATTTCACTTGCGGGCTGTGAACAACACTCTCTTTTGTCTCGCCTGATGAATATTTACCTCCACGTGGTAAGTTTGGCTCAGCTACAGCATTTAGTGTATCGTTTGTGATTTTTACACCCGCTTTATTTAGCGCCTGATCCACAACCGGTTTTATATCTGCTTCCAGTTTCTCTAACTTAGCTATGTACTCCTCAAAGCCACCCGTTTCTAACCTGAGCAAGTTCTTCCCCATTTACACACCACCCTTGACTCTGCGTACCTTAAATGCACAATACTGATTACGCATATTGATATTTTCAGGTTCATTTATGATGTCATACATTGCACCGCTTTCCGCGAGCATTATGCGGCAATCTGCCTTTATGTCTGGCCGAAAGTATGTCTCAACCTTGGCTGTGTCTTCTATTGCATAGACATCATTTTCATTACGTTCTGTACCTCCATACGTCTTAAAGCTGCACCAGATTACCGGACCGCTTTCTGGATACGCTTTTCTTCGTACACCCTTAACAGTCGCATACTCTGGAATAATTAACATTATCGGCGTAACAAACGGGGATGATGGTTTATAACTGCTCATTGCCGTCACCGCCTTTATAGGCTAACTGTGTGACTCTTTGAAAGAAGTAAGGGGAAAACTCCCCGTTACCGCTTCCGTAGTCCCACAGATCGGATACACCACGGGTGACAGCACCGACTATCTGGCCGGAAGACAATGTCTTTTCGGACACACCCGCATCTAACATAAAATCCCTGACATCCTGAATGTGACCCATTAAAGTATCATCCTGATAATCGCCTGTGACTCCGATTCTTTTTTTAACCTCTGTCAACAATTCTGTATCTGTCACCCGTGTTCACTCCTTTACTCTTTTGTCTGTTTCGCAGTGTATGCCGCCGTAATCTCATTGATAACTTCCGGGATAGTCGCTCCGGAGATATCCGCCGCAGTGGCATCGCCCTTAATCGCTGCACATAAACCTTTTAATGCTTCTACTGTTGTATCTATTACTTCCATTCTTACACCTCTCGTTCATTATTGTGCCGGCACAATTGTTGCAGAAATTATTTTTTCTTAATGATGTAAACGCCCGATGGATCTAAAATCTTACCATCTACAATAGTGAGGCCTTTGTTCACCCATTCGTTCTTTTCCTCGTCAAAATAACGTTTCATGCCAAACGCCATGTTGGTATTGATTGCGTAGTCATTAGGAATCCAGTAAACACCTACCACGTCTCCGCTTGATGCACTATCAAAGTCCGCTACAATATCAGGCTCTACCATCGTTACCTCACGACCGTAGAAACGGCCTGTGACAGCCGATTCCTCGACGTCTAAATTTGCCGCTTCACGGAATACCGGGCGATTGTTTGCGTCTTTCATAGTCAAAAGATTGCTCTCAACTGTTCCGGCAGTAAAAACAAACTCGCCCTGCCCACGTTTTGAAAGTGGGATAATAGCAAATAATTTCTTTCTCCATTTTTCCCAATCGGAGAATTCGGCCGCTGTAAATTCAATCACATGACCGTCCTGGCTTGTCACGCGAGTATCTTTGAGAATACCAAGCATCTGACCGGTGCCGGACCCATTCATGATACCTTCATCCATCGCCTTAACGTACGCCTCTGTCATAATTCTTACAATCTCATCCTCGAACAGAGAAAGAGTTACAACCTGTGAAAGTAATGTCTGTGACACACGAATCTCGCCCATGTTATAAGAGAACTCAACATACTCATTAACATCTCCGGCTTTCTGTCTGTCGGATGTTTTTGTCTCCGTAATCCACTTGAAATTAGCTTTCAGGTCAGAGATCGGGAATTTTACACCACCCTG